GGGTGCGTATAAGGTTAAACCGCTACTAATAGATGATGCTATTAATTGATATATAGTAGTAGATGTGTCATTATGAGTTATTTGAGTATCTCCCGAAGGAACTGTTTTTTCTACCATCAACATTGGTTGATAGGGTCTAGCAGTTCCTGTACCTGAGCCTGAACCCGTAGCAGTAAAAGCAACACCGACTTTGTTTTCCGCTGCCCCTATGGTAGTATAATCTGTATTACCTATTGTCACTATGACGTATTTTACACCCGTAGAAAATGCGCCACCTGCTACACTCGTAGTCATACTTTCTCCTGTTAAATCTATAGCATTGTAATGCACTTCTACATAAGGTGCCATAGAATAAGTAGTAGCCAAAGTAGGTATATTCAATAAAGCGACTCTACTTTCTCTACTAGGTCTAATGTGATGAGTACGCATTTTGTTATCACTATCCATACCTTTTTCTAGAATTGGTGCTTTCAAAAAGAAAGGAGTTACATCAAATCCTGCTCCCCCTATTGCTATCATTTTACGACTTGTGTTGGCTGAACTACCCACTGCATTGTAGTTATTGAAAATCACATTAGCACTAGCAGTATTAACAACTCTATTTATTCCATAAGTGCCGGTTTTCCTATAATAATCAACTTCGGTATTGATTTGAATTTGACTATCGGCACCATCGAAAGAGTTTTCGTAAAATAATTTAACAACATCAGCACTACCATCAGATTCCATTTCTATTATCTCCCTTTCAGCAGGAGGTAATTGTCTCAAATACGGGTGTCCTTCTACGTGGTTTAATGTATGTCTACCCGAATGTCCAATTTTCATGGCTTGATTTATATTAGTAGGCCATGTTATGGCATATGGGTTATCGGTGTCTGTAGAACTATCAGCCATGTTGGATGAGTAAACAAATCCGTGTTGTTCTAGAGGACCCTCATCTATTACCATCTGACCTGTTCTATCTATTGCTCTAGAAGAATAATGAGGGGGTTGATAGGGATTACCTAAAGAATCTATGAGTAAATCTGCTCCAATCAATATGAACTCAGAACCACTGTCGTATGTATGTAATATACCTCTTTGCCCATTATTACCGGCATCAAAATCCAAATGTATGCTCTTGACTGTGATATCTCCATTGGTGAGATTGATACTTTGTATTCTCAATCTCTCAGGTGGTTTATTTGATGGTTTCTTTGTTAATCTATCAACGCCACTAGGGTTCATAAGAAGATTATAAGGCACATGTGGAACATCGTGAGATGTAGTACCTGTTGATGTGCTTTGCATAACTTTGTAATTACCGCTACTGTAAGGAGAATCGGTGAAAGTTATCGTGCCGCTGGTAACATTTGTTCCTAGTAATTTAGCGGCTATGGCAGTAGCATTAGCCACGCTAGTGCTAACAACCGTATCTCCTGTGGATGCACTTGCATCCGTTGTATACACATCATCAAAAGTAGAAATGGGCTCTTCAAATCTGTAAAGTAAAAGTGTGTTTTTGTCTTTTGAAGGAGCATTCCGAGTAAATATGCTATTGTCGAATGAATTTTTAATATGTAAAGATTCTAAAACTCCACGAAACTTACCTCCTTTACCACCAATATATAGGTTGTTTTGATTATCCGGTATGCGATATTCAGCATTAGGTAATGTTTTTTCTGCCATTAAAACACCATTAACATAAATTTGAATTTTACCGGAATTAAAAGATGCCACTACTTGCATTAAAGGTCTATGATTTCTATTTAAATCAGTTTCATTTTTGTCATGCATACCATTCAAGGTGCTCAAAGGGTATATGTTTCCAACATATCTTGTGCCATTATGGTCTCCTGTGGAAATAACGTGTCTTTCCAAAGATACACCGTTGTGTAAGAATATTTTGAATTCTATAGGTGCTGCTTCGTGTATTTCTCCAACTTTTAGAGACAACAAACCTTCTTTTTCCAAAACAACTCCGCCTCTATCAGGCATCACCCATGTTTCTATGGTTAATTCAGAACCAAATTTACCTGATGTAATCGATACATCACCACCTTTAGAAGATGAATTCAGTATACCCCTAATATCATATTGGCCTTCGGGTGTTGCTCTACCAACTCTACTAAAGGTTCCTTGTGGTACTATTATGCTGTCAGTAACACCGTTAAAGAAAAAAGCCTTGTTGGAATTAGCAATTACTGTCACATTAATCACCTATCTAGAATACAGTATCTGCTGGTAAGAATACCATTGTGAAATTATAAATTGCTTCACCGGCATTATAAATTATATCTAGGCTCTTTAAACCACCTTGTATGCCGCTGAACTCATTTTTTTCACTAAAAGTTGTACCAGCGCTTTTGGCTACAAAAGAATTTTTTTTGTCGGGGTTTTTATTCAAATGCCCCTTACCCGTAGGCATAAAGAAATTTTTTGCAACATATTCATTACCACCAGCAGTAATTTTTGAATTAAATGGTATTTGTATGCCTACTATGTAGTCCGATTGACCGCCCTTATTCACGTCTAAAAAGTTAGAAATTTTTTCTCCTAATATGTCTCTATAGTAATAACCCTCAAAAGAGGCTTCAGAAATCAAAGATTTACTACTATTATTTGCTATTGAATACAAATCTTGAGCCTTGTCACCAGCAGATTGTTGCACAGCAGTAGAACCACCGTTAAAAGGGTCTATTCTAGGTATTAAAAAACCTTTATCGGGGTTTCCCTGAATTGTTGGAGTTGATTTATTATTACCATCATTACCCATGACAACATTCGTAATTAAAACACCAGCATTAGCACCAATAAATGTAGAATCTATGTTATAAGTAGAAGCACCATATCTAGCAGACATATGAGCATTGATATAATCTTTTACAGCCGTTGCTATTTGAGTAGCAGTAGCAGTTGAAGGGTTTATATCGACTCTTGTATTAGAACTATTATATGCAGTAGCGGTGCTACCTGAGACTTCATATAATAAAATTGCATCTAAAGTGCCATCGGTCGATTTAAACAACATAGTAGTAGCAGTCGTTGTAAACATTTTATTAAGATTATCTTCCACCGCAAAATAAGTACCTTGACTACCATCAAATACGTGTAAAAAATTAATCCTAGCAAATGCAAAAGCGCCTCCTGTAGCCACAGTATCATCAGTGAAAAATCCATCAATGCGTATTTCTGCTTTGTTTATATTCAAATCTATGGCGACTCTTTGACTACCATAACCCGGTAGAGCCATTGGACCGAACTTTCTTTCCGTTGTTAAAGCAATTTCAGTTGCATTTAATGAAATTAATTTTCCGTCTTCTCTAACCAAACGAATGGGCGTACCTGTACTCATGCTAATTTTCCACCTATTAATGAAAAATTACTTGTTCTAATGTTTTTCTGTAGTATTTTTGCTATGTCTTTAGCAAGCGATTCTTTACTTGTCCTATCGGTTACACCACTCACATCTATTTTATTTGTAAACTGCATAACAACCTCTTTATCGGAAACACCGGAAAAACCTACCATACTACCTATAGTATTTGTTTCTCCGGCTATCGCATTATCTTTTGCTTTAGTGGCATCATTATATATACCCATTATTGTGCTACCTTCAACATAACTAATAAAATCTTCAATTTCGCTCATCACAGGTAACAAGAGTTCTCTATACACTGCTTGAATAGGACCTACAATTTCTTCTGAAGCGAATGTCATTGCTGCTGAAACCGCTTTACCCCCTACTTCTATTAACGTAAATATTTCTTCAACGAGAGGGACTATGGTTTTCCAATTTTCTTTAAAGTGGTCAATTAGGGGAGCGATGTCTTCATTATATCCTTTTTTCATATCTTTCCATAATTTAACACCAGCACCACCTGCAACCACAAGTGCTTGAAATATTTTTGCACCTATGGTTACTACACCAGCGCTTATACCGGTGAGAATTCCAGCGACTCCTTTTGCAATGTCTGAAACTATCTGTAGAGCATCTACTAATGGTCTCAATTCTTTTGCCATCACTCCACCTCCGAGTCTAGGAAGGAGTAGTCAAGTGTAATGGTTTCGTTACCTGTTTCGTTTTTCATTTTTTGTTTTGCTCTTTCTTTGTTCTCTCTATCTTGCATAGCAATAGCCCAAGACAAAGATTGTCTAAATTCGGCTATTCCCATATTTAATACCTCACCAATGGAAAGACCATAATGTTTAGCGACTGTGTAAGCGAACAACTGATTCTGAAGTACGATGTCATCTGAATTTTCCACCTTCTTCTTCTTCATAAAATTTTGAATCCTCAGTTGTTCGCGTTCGTAAAACCGCTTTGCATCGCCTGTGCTAAATCTTTAGGTTTAGGCAATACGGCTGACAATTGCTCGCCTACATATGCGTTGAGTTCGTATAGTTCTCTAGGTTCTAAATGTGGATTAGTTCTTACTACCCAATGTTTGAATGCGTGTTTCCAATACCCTTCTAAGTTGAGTGTTGCATCTCCATTAGAACTAATATTAAACATCTTTTGGGCGGCTACTTGGACATCAAAGAAAGTAATATCCCGAATCCACACCTCCATAATTTTGTCAGGGTCATCCCGACTAATACTTAGTTCGTGTTTTCGTTCATTCTTCTTCGTCAATAATTCTTCTTTGTTTGCTATATTCATTTGCTTCACCATCGGTCACAGCCGTTTCTTCAACGGGGGCATCCAGCGTTTCTTCCACAGCCTCTTCCGAGGGGGCTTCAGATACACTATTTGCGGTGTCTTCCATTATACCATCGTCATAACGGTTTAATCGCAAAACTACTTCTGCTTTTGTACCGCTGACTTTGACACCACGCTCCCTACAATATTCTTGTAGTTCACGCACAGTCATGGAGGAATAATTTATTTTTTCTATAATGAAAGGTGTTTCTGTTACGAAGACTATCTCCGGTTCTTCAATCTGAGGAACCACAATAGGCTCTTCATCAATAGTCTCCATTGTATTTTCGACATCTTCTTCAAAGTCTTCAACATAACTAACACCTTCTATGTTCTCTACTGCTTCTACCCACTTAGGAGTCTCTATTTCTAGTTTTTCTTCTTCAGGGATTTTTAACTCAAACAATTCGGGTTCGGGTAAAATCGGTAAATCTACAACTATGGGCTCTTCTACAACTATGGGCTCTTCTACAACTATGGGCTCTTCTATAGCCCCCTTATCTATCTTAGAGACTATCATAGCATCTAGTTCGTTTCTTGTTCTAACATCTTCATCTGCCAATGAAAGCAAATCTATGTTTAATTCATTAGATATCCAAGCAAGGTATTTTTTAAGACCTAGTTTTCTAAACTTTTTCTTTCTAGCATAAGGTGAAGGTATCATAATTCACCTCAATAATGGAATACCGTATCTTGTGCAAAGACCCTAAGTGCTTTAGGCATGATTTTTAATTTGGACCTTAAAGGTCCTTTATCTTCAGGTATAGGTAAAGGCGCTTCTACGATATAGTAATCATCCATTACTATATCCATAGATTCTCTACCCGATGCAGCACCTGCGCCTTGTTTAGTGAAACTAAGACGTACTAGTTTATTGACATCATCAAAACTTTCAACTGCTCTACGCATTTGATGATATAGAGTGGGGTCATCAATTATGATTTCCATATCTAATTCATATTCGGTTTTACCTTCTACGGATAGACTTGCATTCCTAGCACCACCAAAAGGCACTTGGTCTGTAGCCAAATCTGCTATTTTGTTGCCTGATATGGTATAGAATTGTTTTACACCTGTTTTACCCTTTAGGTCAAAAGATACTACTTGACCTAATGTTGTGCCGCCTAGTTCTATAGTACCGTTGTAAAACATAAATGGTTTTTGTGTGCGTTTTGCTATACCTGCTTTCTTTCTAGCAATCTCAGTATTAGCAACATCTTCAAAGACTCTATGCACATCAAATCTATCTCCCTTGTTATTTGTTTCAAGTCTACCTGTGTCGGTATAACATATAGCAGCATCAAAACCAACATTCAATCTTACAGCAGCATCAGTATCAGCGACCATTGAGAAATCTTTAACTTTACAACCTCTAAATACTCTTGTTAGTTGTTTAGCGTCCGTAGAGCCCCCGCTGATTACTTCTGACGTAGTGCCATCATCATCTTGATTATCGTTTCTTCTTATACTGACTTCAAAAGCAAAAGATGGTATATGTGTTTGAGAAAATAATACTCTATTCACAGGGTTTGTCAAAGTACCATATGTGCTTGTGGCAGTGCTCATTTCAGGTGAGCCTGTACTTGTGCTATCGTGTGCTAAGAAACCAATATCTGTGTTATCGGCATGTGCAAAATCAAGTGGTCCATCTAACCATATGTATGAATTCGTTGCATTAGTATTATGATGTATAGCCACAATTCTTCTTATCTCGTTCTTTTGAGTTTGTGTTACTATGTCTTCAGGACCAACGTTTGAAGCCCCAAATACTTCAGGAGAACTACCCACGTCTTTGTGCAAATGAAGAGGGATAACTTCTGCATCTTCAATAAAAACATAATCACCGGCAGTTACTGTAGCACCACCCGCTAGAGTTGGTGGTGTATCGCTTCCATCGTAAATTATCATGTTAGCACCAGCCGCAGTAGCGCCTTTCAAATCATAAGTAGAAGCATTTTGTATAGATGTGCCTATTTTTACCGATTCTAAACCTAACGCATAATATAACCATCTTGCATTGTGCATAGAAGTTTCAAATTGACCTCCTGTGTTAGTGAAACGACCCGGTACTTGTATGGCAACATCTCTACCTAAACCAATTACATGCATTCTCTTCAGGTCTACCTTGGTTTCCGGTAGAGATAAAGTGTTTATTAAACCAGCAAATTGGTCTGTTAAAACACTCTCGGAAGATGCATTAGCGTTAGTGTGCCATGTGGATTCTATGTCTAAAGATGGTGTGCAAAAAGGCATTATATGGATTGTGCCATTTGTGCTATTGATTGTAGTAGGACTATCTGTAAGCGCTGAAATCATCTTTGGGGTAATGACTAATTCGGTATAATCTGCCCCTCTAGTATCGGAAACTATAGTATATCTTCTACCTGATTTACTAAAATTATCTTCTACACTGAAATTCTGAGAAGCGCTAAGACCGGAAAAAATTAATTCACTACCTACTAACATACCCAAAGGATATGCTAAAATCCCTGCTTCAACAGGGGTGTTATCTTTACCTTTTTGTAACTTAATTGTGCTAGTATCGTTACTTTCGCTCTCAGCAGACACTATAAAATGAAAACGGTCGCCAGCCCCACTTACATTCGGGTTGTCATAATCTGAAGGCAAAGTTATACCACTTTCTCTACCAAAAGATATTTCTGTTAAATCACCCTTATAGACTGTTGATGGCACTTTTTTCACCTCATGGTATTAGTTCTGCAAAGATTATTACTTCAATTTGGAAGGTCATTCTGAATATCCTCTTGCTCCTATCGGAGAGGTCTGTTCGTGTTTTATATACTAACCTATCGAAATTTACACCATCTCCTTTGCGTTTTAAATGCACTAATCTTCTAATCTCATTTTCCATTTTTTTCATTCTATCTCTACCTTTAGAAGTTCTTATATCAACGGTTATGTTGATTCTAGTAGTAACGAAATCGTATAGAATTTCAGGCACTTCTTCGTTGTGCGCTGTTTCAAACACCATAACATAATCTGAGTTAGTCAAATCTAAACGCTTTCCTCTTTCTGCTCCTACATCTGCTATATCTATGATTACAGGTTTTATGTTATCTGTGTTGCCTCTATTCCAATTTTGAGTGAATAAATTCAAAACAGTGTCAATACCTTCAGTATATGTAGCAACCATCAATATCCTCTCCCTGCGTTCTCTTTACCCTCGCCTCTTCTAACGGCGTTCTTTATACTTTCACTATCAAGAATAATTTTTCCTTGCATATTCATAAGACTCAAATTATTTAGTTTTGGGCTTTCTGTTATCATCCTAAGTTCTATATTTGATTGCATTTTTGCTTTTTCTTCTATAGAGATTGGTTGTTGGTTTTCATCTAAATAAATATCTTCTTCATCTTTTTCATAACCATACAGGGATAACTCTTGTTTTTCTATTACCCCTTTGAAGGATTCTGTTTCAGGGTCATTAACCAAAGCACTTTTGATTTCTTTTTGTTTTTTTGTTATAGCCATACTTTGGTTTACTACTTTAAAAAAAGATTTAAGAACTCTATTCTCAAAATCAACATCACTCAAAAGCGACGACCTCCACATATCTAGGGAGCATTCTATCAATGTCTTGTCTGTAAAGATTTATTTTTGAAGCCAAATCGACGTTTTGAGTGCCTTCAGGTATCAATACACTTCTGTCATCACTCATTAACAACTCAATAGCAACCATCTTGGTGCATATATCTTCTATTGCTTTTTCAAGGTATCTCTCTCCATAAATATATGATGTCTTGATAGCATTCCACTCAAAGAAAGGATAAGAATTATTGAAATAAATAATACCCATTTCGCTGTCTAACCACCAATCTCTCAGTCTACCTCTATCACCACTAGCGCTACCTCCTTGTAGGTCTACAGATAACCTGTGTTGAGTTATCTTTGTTCCTGTTGTGTTAAGAGTAGATAGAGGCGTTCCGTTCAGGTTTACACATCCGGTAAAAGTTCCGAAGGCTGTCACAGCGCCTGTGTCGGGGTGTAATTCAGTTGCAGTCTTACCGGTATAAGATAACACTTCATTACCTACTTGTAATAATCCCTTTTCTGCAAACCCGGTAGTATGAGATGGTTCAGCAGTGGCTTGACCGTCTTCATAGATATACCCAAGAGTAACAGTGGTTGAACTAACAGATGCGCTATATGTAGAAGTAGATGCTGTCTGAGTTATCTCAATATTAGTAGTATCAGTGGTTGCTATACTACAAGTTTCTCCTGATTGTGTAGACCTCATGCTACTGATTTTTACTATGCCACTACCGTAATCAGAATTGGCAGTTGCTAGAAATTCATTGTGCACAGCAACATTAGATGTGCTACCTTCAAGTAAGAACGTGGGTGAAAAATCTATTGCTGTTTTACCTACTCTATCTTCTTTGTTGATAAGGTCTGCAAGATTTTGTGCTGTTGTTATCATGTCGAAATCTGACCTCCATTGTGTGGTGTTGGTACCGACGCTTAGAGTTCCTACGCTGCCATTACCCGGAGACAAATATATTGAATCCCCCGATAGCCCTGCGTAATTCGCTATTTTCAGACGTGCTTCCGCTGCACCGATTTCACGATAATCGTCACCTTGCCATAATTCCAATCTTAGAATTTGCTGTATATTTCTAAATAACAGTGGACTCGTACCCACATAATCAGTGTAATACCTTCTTCTATATGGTTTGTAAGTATCGAAATTAATATATTCTGCTGAAACCAAGTTTGGTCTCCATGAATTATGTGTTTTATTATCTATTCTATCCTGTGCTCTTTTAATGAGTTCTTCTACTTTAGAGCGCTTCACACCTCTAGTTCTACCGTTAGTAAAAGATGCTTGATTTTGTATGTATGTGTTATCTGCTGCTTCGTAATGAGATACGGGATTTAACGCATCAGTAAAACTTAGTTTAACTCCTGCTGTATCTGTGCCTATAGAAGTTATAACTCTATCAACACCGAGAGGGTCAGCATCTGAGTAAATTAACAAGGTGTCGCCTACAGTAAATCCTATGTTTCTATAATCTGCTCCTGTCACATAGACAGAATTTGCTATAGAGTTAGCATTCACTAATACTGCTTCTTGAGGTCCTATTTCAAGCAAGTCTGCTATTTTTTGAGCAGTTGTGTAAATAATAGCATCGGGGTCTAAAGGTCTAGTTTCCGCTTCACCCGGACTGAATACTTGTGGCATTACCGTCCCCCCTCCAATTCATGGAGATGGTCTCCTTCCTCTACCGCTAATCTTGCCAAGAAGCGCCTGTCATCATCCTGAGCATCGGTTAACGACATTTTCTGATTTTCGATTTGTTGAATATATTGCATCAATTCCTTGTAAGTTTCATTTTCAGGATGATTAAAGTAAGGATAAGATTCAGCATACGCATCTAGCAACTCATCAAAGGGTCTTCCACCACCTGCTATTGTCGTCTTTTCATTATAGTCGGCTTTCAGAACGTTCCAAGCCTTGTTGAATGCGCTCACAGTCTCGCCTCTCATATCATATTACCGTTTTCATCAAAATTTACTTTTGATTGACCGGGGAATCTTTCTACCTCTTGTTGATTTACTTGTGCCAATAATTGATTTAATCTTTCAGTGTGTGTAGTACCGGGGTTTTCTTCTGTTATAGGTAGAATACCTTCTTTTCTACGTTCAGCGACCCATTGACTAGGTGGTGGTTGCGTAATTCTTCTAATTTCTTCTTCTGCTGCTGGTGGCGGTGGTGCTACCTTAGATGTAGATGTTGGTAATATTGGTTTATTCAATAGGCTTTGAGTGCCTCTCGCTTCTGCCGGTTTAGGTTGAGTAAATGCATCTAATGTCGTTTGTCTTGGTTTAGAATGTCTATTTTGTGCCATCTCAATATCTTGTCGTATAACCTCTTTGGGTAATATTGGCTTTGCAACTAAATTTGGAATAGATTGTTCGACTTTTTTCTTTTCGCCGGGTAAAGGTATATTTAACTGACCTGCAAAGTTATCTCTCAATACTTTCCATCTCTTCATTTTCTCTTCATTAGTGCCTTTAAAATCCTTCAAAGCAACACCATAAATAAATTTATTCAGTTCTTTAAGTGTGGTAGGTACACCTGCTGGTGGTGCTGCCGGTGCTGGCGCTGGTGCTTGTTTTCTTTGATTCGCTGCATATAATTCTTCAGCCATAGCATTGAAGTCGGTTCTATTATCCAACCTATCAACTTTAGGACCTTTGCTTTGTCTAAACTTTCTATTGTCTCTAGGTTGTGCAGGACCCGTAGCATCGCTTGGTGGTCTCCTTCTAGTTAATTTTTCATCATAAGCCGCCGTGGAAGGGTCTTGAGATTCACCTGCGGTTGGTACAGTTGGAACAATTGGTGCAAGAATTTCTTGCATGGCGTTTGCGTTAAATAATTCTTTTTGGTCTTGTTTATAACTTTTGTAATCCTTTTGAGTAAAACCAATCAATTCATTCAAACCATACTGTTGAGGCGAACTCAATATATGTGCTTTGATTTTATTTTTTAATTCAGTAGAGGCTTTTTGAGGGTCGCCACCACTTTCTGCTATCATTCTATTGATTATTGTGTTAAAGGGTATAGGATGACCGGGATTGCCTTGTTCTTCTACATATCTAGATGCTTTCAAAAGATTCCATGCAAGGTCAAAACTCATTCTCTAACCCCCATATTAAAATTCATAGGTTTTCTACAAGAACCACAGTTCTCTTTCCACATAAAGTGTAATAAACCACAATGACCACATCTAGTACCAGCACCAATATTCAACACATCCGCTGCTTTACGAGCGTTTGTTCTTTGTTTCTTAATTACCCCTTTTAATGGATTATCGGTATTGTGTACTATGTTAGCCTGATAATTAATATCGCTCAGAATGTTTTGTTTCTGCGCTCTTTCTATATCTTCTATATCCATAGATTGTAATTCAAAACCACTCACTATTTAATCACCTCATGTATATGTTAAAATTACGAATACGTTGCCTAAGACAACAATAGGTTCGGATGCTACTAAACTAGTAGTGGAAGTAGCACTTGCTAATGTGCCCGCTGCTGTATCTATAGTAGCAGTGATTGTTGTTGTGTTAGTAAATTCCTTTGGCGAGAATGGTCCGATGACTTTGAACTTAGGATTAATCACCGCCATATTATGTTACCACCCATGTTAATTTAATAAATACATTCCCTAAAACAAGGAAAGGCGTGCTATCTATGAGCGTATTGGTATCGCTCGACGCACCTAAGTTACCCGCTGCTGTATCTATAGCAGTAGTCAATGCACCTACATCAGTAAACTGTTTAGGTGTAAAAGGTCCTATAATTTTGTATGATGTTGCTATGTTAGCCACTTAAGTCACCGCCTCAAGAGCGGTTTCCTAGTGCCCACCAAGTTCCGTCTTGCCCTGCAACGTGGTTTAGCACGAGCGAAGGCGTAGCGGCGTTGATAGATGCGAACACCCCATCTACTCCACTACCGGTTCCAGCAGTTGTGCTAAGTGCATTAGCGCCACCTGCTACTATGTCTGCTAAAAGCCCTGACAAGTCTATGGTAGTCGCTACTTCTGAACCTGTATTGGTAAATGTACCTGTTACCATCATCATATTTCCCATTACATGGGGTCTTGCATCTGTTGTTTGTGTCTGTGTCATAATTTATCACTCCGTTATTGTTTCCACTGCTTCGTCTTCAGTTGGTTCTGATATAGTCTCTACAGGTTCCAACACAGGAACAACTTCTTCAACGGCTGAATGTTCTTCAACCATTTTTAGAAGTGTGCTCTTTGTTGTGTAAGCACCTGTAGGTACTATACCACGTTCAGCCAACCAAGAGAGTATCTCGTTTCTACGCCATTCACTATCAGGAATTCCATCTCCACCTGCGTCATTATGCAGGGGTTCGTCATCCATGAGAGTCCATGCCGGTTCAACTAAAAATCTTCTATAAGTATCAACCCAACCTTGAGACACATCTCTAATTTCACCTCTAGTGAAATCAGGGGTGTATACATCAGGGCTCCTTCTGTTGAAGGAAGGACCGTTATACTTTAGACTAGGCATGTAGAATCAACCTTATTCCACAATCATCCAGCATGTAACCAATGCATCGGATGTTCCGGTTACTTTGAAAGTAGCAACACCAGCACTGCTGATTGCTTGTTTCAAAGTCACACCTGCTGCCGCTGTAGAATTGTCTCCAATTACTAATGCTTTTATTTTATGTGTTATAGTTTCAGATGTTACTCCGCTTGCAGTTGAAACCGATGTTAGTGTTAATGTTTCATCGTTTGACAATGCTGTTGTGAATCTACCGCAAATCAACTTTGCACCATTTGTTGCATTTGTTGTGTTACTGTTTTTTGCTTGGAATCCGTCAAGAGAGCCGGGATATGCTTCCGCTGCTGCTCCGCCGTCTAACCATGCTGTGTCGTCTACTGATGTTCCTGCGTATAAGTCAAGAGAAAAATCCTCCGTAAATACCGCACTACCGCTTGTTGTATATGTTATTGCCATAATTTGTCACTCCTATATATATCTCCAAGACAACCTCATTTGAGGTCTCTTACGCTCCCTTGTGCACCAAAGAAAGTAGTCCATACTTCACCCATGGTTCGGTATAGTCCTTCTTGGCCTAGTCTGTTAATTGCGAAAGGGTCTCCTGTTTCGATACCGCTCTCAAAGTATTGTGTTGGAATTGCTGTGCTGAAGTGCATGTAATCAGTATCTAAGAAATACATTCTACTAATAGCACCGTCATCGGGCATATCTTTGGTAGGGATGATTGGTACTCCATTGTATGTAGCAACGATGAAACCAGCCTCTATACCGGGTACACCCTTTACTCCATTGTATGTTGGGGTAACTCTCTTCTCTTCCATGAATCTTTGTTGTGACTGCAATAGTTGTTGTAGTCTCATCAAAGTGTCATATCCTGTAAGAATAACTTTTGGATTTCCACCACGTTCCCAAATCTGTTGGAAAAGTGTATCTAGATGGTCTAGTGATAGTGTTCTATTAGCACTACTTCCATCTGCGTTATCTTCAGCAAAAGACCATGGGTTGGTACTTCGGTCGATTGAGTAGATGTCTTCGTCACCTGCATCATAGTGAGTACCTGATACCATGTTTGTATTACCTGTAGTAATTCGGTCTAATGACTCAAAGTTGTTTGCAGCAGCAGTGCTCACATCAGTTAGTAACATTTTGTTTACCATTTCTGCGTGGTGCTTACCCATTTCTTCTTTAAGAACTGAGCGTATATCGCCCATTCCATCGTCACGGTCTGCTAGGAAAATTGCTGTCTCAGACATATCGAATGTGTGTGCGATAGTCTTTGGTTTAGCAGCAACATGCTGGAAAGTAGGTCTTACTGTCTCAGGTAGTGTTGAGTTTTCTGCAACTCCACCATGAAGTGCTCCACCGTTAGGCTTTCCTGTAATAACGCGCCATCCGCTTCTATCCCAAGGTTTCTTAGGTAGTATTGAGAAAGCGTTAAATTCTTGATTTAATTGTGACCAAACCTTTCTGCCGTAAATCGCTTGATAAGTACCAGCGGTTGTTGACATCATTGGACTGTCTGCTTTCAGTAGTTCGCTACCGGAGTATGAGTAACCCATTGCGTTACCTGCACCATAGTAGTATCTTTCCATATCTGTTATTGTTCGTACGTAATCTCTTGCCATATTATTCACTCCCCTCTAAACGCTGTGTCAGCCATTTGATGTACTTCGTCCCAAGACATTTTGTGCATATCTGCGGTTGAAGGAATTTCCATTTGAGGCACAGGAGCAGATTTTGCTATAGTTGTGCCATCTGTGTTAGGTGTAGCAATTGTTTCAATGCGTTCTGCAAGAGTAGCGATTGCTTTGTTTATCTCATGTAGAGGTCCACGCGCATCATATGCTGCTGCTTCTGCTTTTGCGATTTCTGCTGCGCGCTCAGAAGCGTATCTAGCAGCAAAAGTGTCTTCTAAAGACCCACGGAACTCTTGTTCTAGGGATGCAGCCTTGTATACTTCATATGCTGCTTCTATATCGGATTCAGTAACTCCTGTTGGAGATAAGAAGTCAGATTTCTTTACTTCTTTCTTTCCACCGGAACCTGTGGTACGAGCCACTGCGTTAGTGGATGGTTTACCATTTTCTTGCTCCCTGTTCTTTGTCTGACCATAATCTAAGTCAAACTCTTCAGGCGTAGAGCCTAAGTTTGCCTTGTTTAGGTCATCGAAGTGGCTTCTAGCACCGTCTATATCAACACCTGATGATTTTAGTGTTGATTCCATCCAATCTAGATATTCAGAAGTAATTACATCAGAATATTCTGATTTTTCTACTTCTTCCGACTTCTTTTCGTCGTCTTTCTTGTCATCATCTTTTGCTTTGTCTTTCTTTGCTTCGATGGCTTCTTTCATAGCAGGTGGCATTCCTTTCTCCATGCTATCTAATCGGCCTTCTAAGCGTGCAAGAACATCGCCAAGTTGCGTTGTCACATCTGTTTCTGTCATTTTTTTCACCTTATTTTTTATATTTTTTTCTGAATCAGTTTCCTGTTTTAGAATTCTAAATGTTGCTTCCGGGTTGATACCTTTTTCACATATTGTTATCTCATGTAGTTCCAATTTACTTATCTCTTGGTAATCTCCATGTTTTGGGTCAGATTTTCTAACTCGCTTGAATGCTTGTCCTCCAATACTAAACCCTCGTAATTTGCCTTTCCGAATTTCGGCGGCTACTTCTCGTGATTTTTCGATGTCATCTCTAAGTTGTATTACAACAAACATTCCGACATCATCAACTTCGCTTTTCCACAACCTCCCTTCTGTATCTGTATATGTCGGTACTACTTCTCCAACCTGAATATTACTGTGGGCTAATTGGACGTTTCTATATTTCGGGTCGCTCATAAATTTCCGAAATCCGTCCTTCAATGCCTCCCTTGTTATTAAATCGCCTTGTTTGTCTACTAATTCCACACTTGCATATCCAGCAATGATGAGGTCACTTCCTGCTTTAAGGATGGAGATAGACTCATCATGTCCGTATAATCGTTCTGCGGTAAGCACACTATTTGCTGAAACGTATTGTAATGATATATGAAGTAAGCGCGTATTGTAATTATATCAAATAAATTAATAATCGACTGACTGCGGAGGTATTTTCTTCTTTTTTGGGTAATCTTCGGGTTTCTCAGGGTCTTGTGTACTGCGGTCTTTCATATCCCAATCGGGCAAAGTAGATTCATGTGTTAATTTAGTAGGTCCTCTAGGGCTCGATATATCGCTTCCTACATCAATTCCTAAGCCTTTACCCGCTGTCATAGGAAAATGACCTTTTTCTATAGCATCCAAAACTCTTTCTAAAACATCTAGCGCTTTTTTATAATCCGGTTTAGATATATTATTAGGGTCATCCGGTTTAATTATACCAGCACTTTCTTCTTCTATGTGTTCATCTTCACTTTCATCTTCACTTTCATCTTCACTTTCGTGCATCTTTTTTTGTTCTTTCAACATTGCATCTAAAGATGGCTTCCAATACGACTCAAGCGATTTAGCCAAAAGTAATGTGTAATCTCTTTGATTCAATTCTCCTAAAGCAGAACGAGGATTTTCTGCTTGGTTTTCAATTATGTCGTATTTTATTATATCATGGTCGAAATGTATAATAAAATTGTTATCTTCAATCTCCATACCAAAAGGTATATGGAAATCATCATCAGATTTGGTTAGTAAAACCCACTTCGGGTGTTTTTCTTCTCCTTTCATATATGTGGATTTAGCATCTCTAAGTAATATTTTACCTTCTTTATTATCTCTTGTTAAGTTATTGACAGCCTCTTCTAATCCTTCTTCATCTATTATTTTTAAGTTAGAAGGTCCGGGTATCATCACTTTTTCGTGGCTGTCGAACTGTCCACGAAGTAATTTGATGCGCTCTCTAGTGTCCATATCAGTCACATCATTATCATCGTAATACATTATATCGAAAATATGAATTCCTCTCTCGTTTTTTATAGCGTCCATAACATAGTTCTTTTTACCTAATTTTCTCAGTGATGTTTTTTCATCATCACTAAGACCCAACTTTTCATTATCGGAATTTTTAACATCTAAGAAACTAGATTTTCTCGTTATTTTAATCCTTTCTCCTTCTTCTAAGATACTAACAACCCATTCACCTGTAAAACCCCTTAATTGGTCTAAATCATCGACTTCAAATATCTTATGATAAGGTTCTATAAGAGGCATTTCTTTTGGTAAATCTGCTTTAACCATAGTTTGCACACCAGCATTCATTTCCGATATAGGTTCTTCTTGTGTTGCTCTTTCAGAATTACTCACAGTGTTTTCAAAGTTAAAACCTTGAGTGGTGGCATTTTGTTGATATATTGCCCAAGCGTCTTTTCCTAACAGCACTTGTTGAACACTTTCCGAAGGAATGAGAGAAGGAGAAGAAATTGTCTTATCCCCCCAACTTATATCTCCATTAAAATTAATATTCATACTAGCAGAAGGCGCACCCAACTCTATCCCATGGTGTGTTCTAAAACCCGGTGATGTGTAGTGTGCATTTATTGGTGTGCCCTTACCAGCAATATTAGGATGTATTTCACTTCTTCCTCTTCTTATTGGTGTTTCTTCTATTGTATCAACGTCTCTCTCGTTAAATTTACCTTCGTCGAAAGAGATTAATTCAGTGGCCTGTCTTTTTGCTGCATTTTCATTGTATACTCTATTACCGCTTTTATTTTTACCTGTTTCTTCACCATAAAAATTTCTTTTTAGTTGATGATGAGTTAATCCATGATTACCTAATTCTACTTCTCCACCTACTTTATATTCACGCTGTAATCTATTTAAGAATCTATAAACGGGGTTGTTAGAATTAAACTCTCTTATGCGTTTTTTATTATTTACAGTGTTTCCTTGTAACCTTTCTTCTGTAATAATTCTCTTAGATTCCAATGCTAATTCATCTATAGCGTCATGAGCGTGATGAGGGTCTTCTGCTATTTTACCATAATTAAAAGGAGAGTTAGGATGTAATGAAGAAATTTGTCCCATAGTCATGAATCTCCTTTCACCATCCATATCATCTAATATGTTTTTAATGTATTTTTGATGTTGAGCATCATTTGGTAAATTAAGTTTTATTAGCGCTTCTTCTGCTGTAAGATTTGGATGTAATACTACTCCATTTTCTCTAAGATGTTTTGATTGGGTAGCAAAAGAATGTTCAGAATTTTCGTTGTCACCAACTATAGTAGCAGATTTTGTTTCAGGTTCTCCGAGTATGTAATTCGATGTGGTCATACCGTGTTCCGAATGAGGCACATGCATAAGATACAATTCAGCATCATGCATTGCTTGCGACATATTTATTGCACACTTTGTGGGATTATTCACATCAAAGGCTTCAGGGTCTATTTTTAACATTTCAGGCATTATCTTAGTTCTTGCTATTTCCATCCTTGCTTTTTCATTTTCTATTTTCATTTCTTCTATGTCTAGAAGGTTTGCATTTCCTCTCATTCCTGTTCTGTTCAAAGTTCTTTCATTCTCAAAAAACATATCATCTTTTAGTTTCTGAGTGATTCTTGTATGACTTTCTTTCAAATCATCTAATTCTTTCATCATCTTATTTCTAACCGTTGTAATGTAATAATTTTTCAAATCACTATCGGAAGGACCCTTAAAATCATTAAGATGTTTACTATTAGCAATAAAATCTTCCAACTGATTTTTACCCTCTTCAGAATTTAACCATTGAGAATAATTTTCTTTTTGGTCATAATTCCAATATTTAGTATCTCCAAAAGAGCCATCGGGAGATTTTGACTCATCAAATTCGTCTAATTTCTCCATCATTTCATAGGCTCTATGTTGCATTTCTTGAAGAGCATCTTGATTTCTATTGTTTAACGAAGTGAGTAAATTATTTCTGTCTTTTCTTTTCACATTACCGGTAATTAAGAACTCTTTATTGTCATTCACGTCGTTTGCTCTAGAGTAGTTTTCTTCATTTTCTTGAAAGATATCAGTTAATTCTTCGGGTGATTGATAAGAAGGTATCGAATCGTCATACTTTCCACTCAATATATCTTTAATGGTAAACCTCATTTTAGGAGAGCCCGTAAAGACTCTACCTGTTTCAGGGTCTATATCACCGGGTTTGATAAAATGACCACCAAACATATAGTCTCTAAAAAGATTTACAGAATTATGAGCAAGGTGTGTATCTGCTATACTACCTTCATCGCTACCAACCTTATTACCCCAATTGTGGTGTAAAGGATGTGAATTTAAAACTCCACCAAGAACTTGTGTAGACCCGGTGTAATTCCCGTCAGGATTATTAATTAGGGCTCTATTAATATCAGGAGCGAACGTGTGTGCCGCTGTTTCTCCATTGTGAGAATTTCTTGTGCGCCTTTTGCCACCTCTAGTGGCGCTTTGAGTGTTAGTCATAAGTCTGCTTAAAGGAGCAGAAGAATCATGATGACCCAATAACTGACCTAAAGTTGCTGGTGATTCTAAATGGGGTGGTTTGATATCTTTTATCATATTCCCTATAAGAGAATACATATCGCTTCTAGGCATGAAGCCATTATCTGTAATGTCGCCAAAGAAACCCGGTAACATACTGCTTAATTTATCCCACCATGTATCATTTGATATGGGATTGCTGCCATTTTGAAAATGATGTCCCCAATATGCACCTCTACCTAGTAATTTTCCATCTTTCGACGCATAGTGTTGTCTTTGTTTATCATCCAATAAAGATATTTCAGGTCCATGTGTATTTCTATAAATAGATAAGATGTTTTGTACTCCTTTAGAATCTAGAGCCATAGTATCGAAATTTGAATTGTGTTTTTCTAACATCTGAAAAAATTTATTAGTAGTAGGTGTTTTAGTTTTATCATTAGACTCATCTTTATCCAAGTCAAAGATTGGATTTTCTTTATTCACTCTAAGTATGTTACTTAAAGGATGGTCGCCTTCCATTGAAGTGTATCTTTTTATGTCCTCCATAGTAACATTAGGTTTTAAATAATTAGAATTGCTATCGTATTTTTTATGATAACTCAAAGCATATTTCAGCGCTTGCCTCTCATTCATTTTTTTGTCACCCTTCTCATCCGACATCAATTCATTCATCATGTCTTTGATTCTCTTAGTGTCGGCTTCGTTATATATTGGAATTTGTTTTGTTTTTTTTCCTCTATTGGGTTTACCCTCAAAACTGTCACCATCATTCCAATCAAGTAAATCGTTATAATAATCCAACATGTGTGTTTGTAAACTTATATTGCTACTATTCGTAAAAGTCGATAAAGTAGTTTTCGCTTTGCCGTAATCTTTAGGTCTCTTTATAGATTCACCAATTTCTTGGTCATCTAAAGTTTGCATGTGTGGTAGATTAGGTAGACCTCTAGAGTGTTCTCCTTGTGAGTATTTATACTCTTGGTCTCCCCTTGATATCATGTTTCTAACAATTCTTCCTAAAGGTATAGTCAATCCGGTTGATAATTTAATTTGACCATCGGTAGCATGTGCTCCGTTTTTATTGAGATATTCAACAACCTCAGTTCTTTCTTTTGGTTCTAACCATTCTAATCCAAGTTTGTGCCCCAACCAACCCAAGCGATGAGGGTGTTTTTTTGTAACTTCTTTTGTATCAAAATAATCATCGAAACCTTCAATATTTTCTTTTACCGTTTCAAGTGATTCTTGGTAATCATCGCTTTCCCATAAATCTGCTGCATCTTCAAAGTGTTGCTCTCTTAATTGTCTATCATTCATACCTGATGCTATTGCTTCTTGTGCTTTTGGTGATTGTCTCCACCTGTTATAGGCTCTTTCATAAAGACTACTTGTAAAAGTACCAGCGTGTTCTTTAACCGCTTTACCGGAGTTGCTGGTTTTTAAAGAATTTAAAAAAGGGCTAAAACTTTCATTAGTTATGGGTTTTTTTATACCCCTGATGGTTTTATGGTCTTTATGATATTCTTCTATTTTAGAGTCTCTTTCATCATCGAGCGCTGCAAGACTTAGACCTCCATCAGAAGCAAGATAGTAACCTCTTAATTCTTCTATCATATTACTTCTACCCGTCTTGGAATTTTTTCTTCTTAGAGGATGTATTTTTTCATGATTTGGATGATGTTGGTATCTATCACCGGGGCTCATCTCCACTTCAGGCCATCTTGCAGCATATTCACTAACATTGTCACTTTGATTTACCATAGCATCAGACCATATGTGATTCACATTAGATGCCATTGTTGTTCTTACAAAAGAAGCCATTTGATTGTCCTGACTCGGCGGCGGTGGTACATTTTTTAACATTAAAGATGCTTGTCGATAACACACATCGTCAAAAAAATTCTTTTGTAAGACATAACCTTTATGTCTTAAATTTTGCAAACTTCCAAGATAATTACTTACTTCATCACTAAACTCATTAGTTAAAAATAAACTCTTAAAGAAATCATCCCTAGACCTCAAGTGTATGGCATAGTCTTCTTCTATCATCCATATCACCTACCCCCATATTTAGGCTTGGGGTACACTTGCATTAGTTTGATATATACCACAATTTGAAAGGGGTGCGCCGCTGCTAGGACCTAAACACCCTGTGGAAGAATTTCCACCACAGACATTACACTGTTGAACCTGTGCAACACCTTTCTTAATTGCCACTTTGGGCAATCTTATCCCTCCGTCAAATGACTCTTAACAGGATTACCGTGTGTATTCAAAGAATCTGAAAGGGCTGCTATATCTACGCTGGATTTACTTGCTCCTTTATTAGCAACATCTGTAGAATCTAAAAGATGTTGGTTAGTTGTATAGTAAGCATTCCTTGTTTGACCGCCCGATTCCGACACAAAAGTGACATCTTGAGGTTCAGTAGAAAAACTTGTAATAAAATCAGGACTTCCTTTCTTCATACTTCCGTATTTTTTAACTCCGCAACCACAGTCTTTCTTTAATTTGTCACAATCGACACAAGTTGCTGCTTTCACCATTTTATCTTCTAGTGCTTTTGCTTTCTTTAGTAAATCTAAAACCTCGTTAGAGGCTTCGCTTCTTATTGGTCTAACTGCCATATTAATACATCTCCGTTACGGGTTGAACTGATTCAGCCATATCGTGAATTTCTTCCCATGACATTTCATGAATCTGTTGATTTGAGAAATCTTCTTGTGATGACTTTGCGAAAACACCTGCATCATTAGGTAACTCCCCTCTAAAACCATCAGGTCCTACATCTTCTGCTATTGGAGTTCTCATAGCAACAAAACCTGCCTTTTTTAATAGACGATTAGGAGAATTTAACTGTTGTTCCATGTTGGTCAATTTAGAATCCATAGACTCCATTTTATTGATGAGCGTTTCCATTAGTTTTTGTGTTGCACTAATTTCTACTTCTTCAGTCATCTAATCACCTTAATTAGACCAACGACCAAAAGTTCCTGTAACGTTTCTCATATTGGTATTGGTTCTTGCTGATATGATAGTCCCCGGTATTACACGGTCTCTTTGTGTGGTATCGAATTTAGTGCCATCTTCGTTAAATTTCATAACAGGCACTCCACCAGCAAACTGCTCTACTCCTTCAGGAATAGGCGTTGCTTCAGATTTACGAATTTCTCTAGTTAAATCAGATTGTAAAAAGTCAGCATATTTTGTAATTTCATTCAAATGATATCTAGTTGCAGAAGAGTCATTCACCTCTAAAGCCTTGTGTAATTCATCCATATGCACATTCATTTTGCGAGCCATTGGGTCCATCTTTGTCAAGTCCACGTCTAACACCTCGTAGGTTCCACTCCTACAGTGGTATATTACTTATGCGCCCCTTAAGCGCCCTGCATTAGATATTTGGTCTTGATTTTTTTGTTGCTGCGTAGGCATGGGTCCTCTTTGTTGCACACTAGACATTGGAGAACCTAAACCAGCCGTAGTTCTGTTGTCGGGGCTTGCAGGACCTCTATTTCTAAGACCTACTCCTTGACCTCCGGGTACAGGTGAAGGCATTGGTGCTCCGCCCGGTGGTGGTGCAGCCATTGGTGGCATACCGGGTGGCATACCGGGTGGCATACCGGGTGGCATACCGCCTCCTGCGGGCGGTGCTCCGCCCCCATCATCAGGTAACTTGCTATATACGAATCGGATATCTCTATTTCCTCCTTCTTCTAATAATTCGGGTTTATAACCCAACATCATCATACGTTGAGCCAAATTAACTTCCATCTCATCACGGCGCAGTCTAGTGATTTCATCTTCTTCTTCGTTAGGATAAAGAGTTATTTTCCAATCCGTGACACCGAATTGTTCTAAAAGTCTAGGGAATAATACTTGTGTGTATACTTTTTGTCCAAACTCTACAGACCTATTTGTTACTAAAATCTCTAATCCGTTATTACCAAGACCACCTGATTTTCCATTATCTATCATAAATACGTTACTCACACCATAGAATGCAGACATGCGTGCGCGTATTTCATCACGCACTGCCGTGTATTGCATTTCGTCTAAAGTGTCCATGAATTTGACCCAATTAACACCACCTCTTCCGGTTTGACTTTCAATACCAACTTTGGGTATGTAGTGTGGGTCTCTTTCCATCTTTTCGTCTACGGCTTTCCAAAAAGATTTCATTGATTCTAAGTTGTCGGTAGTGACCGATATTATTCCTTTAGGCATACGTCTTTTTTGATAAGATGTGTAAATATAATTATCCATGGCAGTCAAAGACATCGCTTGTCTCCACATAGAATTTACAGGACTTTTACCGTAGAGTCTAGATGGATTATATTTAGAAACGTGTATAACTTCTCCTTCGACATAATACTGTGTTTTACCACTACCAACCATGTTCACATAATGAACATCTTGCATTTTGTTACCACAAACTTCGCAAGTTTCTTCTTGACCCGGATATGATATTTGGTCTCTATGTAAAGTACAGACCTTGTATCGTCCTCCACGCACACCCCGTTTGTCTGAAACTATTCTCATAAAAATTGGATTACCTCGTATAACTTCTTTGACTCTATAAAACATTATTTCGCCTGTTTCAGGGTCTACATAATATTCTTTTACTAAAATCAAAAATGCGTCATCAACTACATTTAAATCGTGCTCTATTTCATATAAGACTTGTATGAAAGATTGTTCCATAGAATTCATACCCTCAATAATTTTCTTTGGATAAAGTAATTGTTCTGCATCAGGTTTTCTGACTTCCCCTCCACACAATTTGCATTGTTCTACTGTGTCACTATATTCTTCTCCACAAGAAACACACTTAAGTTGAAACTTCTTTTCAAAATAATAACCTCTTCTAAATATCTCTTGTTTTAGTTTAGATACGATGGTGCGCAACACAAGGTTTTCATTAGTAACAGCATACAAAGCAGGTATTGTGATACCTTGAGCCAACACAGGTTCTTGTATTCCCGTGACGTTTAGCGCCATTGTGGGTTCAGGAGTTTGTCTCCTACGAAATCTATCGCCTAAACCATAAAGAAAATTTGCTAATCTACCACCATCTTCTCTATCGGCCATTACAATCCCTCCGTCCACTTATTCACAGCGTCTATGTCTACTCCCCATTCGGCGAGAAGTGAATCGGCTTTTGATGTATCGTCTGACCAATTGCTGTATTTAACTAATTTTTTAAGTTCTTCTTTCCTCATAGCGTCTTTTTCATCAATAAAAGCCAGCACAGCCCTAGCCTGTGTTTTTTTCATTTGTAAATGTGGTAATAACATAGTCAGTAATTTTCTAATGTCATTTTTAGAGTAGAATTGTAATCTGTGTTGAGACCTTTGGCCGTCTTTGTATATTTTTTGGTCTAGTTGTAATATCCCACAATCGAGAGTTTTTTGCAAATGTTCGCAATGTGCTCTCCCTCTAGTGCCCGTAGCAATGAAACCACACCTTGGCTCACCTCTACCTGTAATGCTAATGTAACCATCGGCATCTAAAAAACCACTAGCATACGCATAGGGGTCTTTTAAAATTAAACCGTTTGAATCCATTTTTACAAAAGTAGACCTTGTGGCACCATCGATAATATCTACTTCTTCTCCATACATACTAATCAGTTTTGAAAGTTTCATAGGAGTCATACTTTTGTGTAAAATTTTCTTCTCATAGAGATTTTCAAACAAACTTCTCCCACTCATGGGTCCTTTGGATTCTAATACTTCTGCACTTTTCACTAATGCTATAGTTTCTTTTTCTGTTAGTCTATCCATTTGATGTAAAGTATTCTTCCAAATTAATTTTGCACTTTTTCTTTCATCCATGGCTTTCACCCAAGCATCTTTTTCTTCTTGTTGCCAAACGGCCTCGTGTTCACCTAGTGTTTTGATTATATGATTTGCTTTTTCCCATTGATTACAAGCACGAATTAAATTAACTTGTCTAGTATCACCAAACTTTCTAAGTGCTTTAAGGTCTCTACTGCTTGGTCCAAAAGAACGTATAGTATTAGAAAAATTTTCTTTTTTTATCCATTCATGCATATCTAAAGTCTTATCAAATTCTAAGGCTTTAATGGTTCTAACGTCATTAATGATATCATCAATATCGTGCTTTTGACCTTTATTTATTCTTCTAGATTTTCTTAACCTTTTTACTATATCGTTAGCGCTACAACCCAAATGAGATTCAAACCATCCTTCGCCTGTCGAAGAAAATATATCATTCATCGCCATCATGTCCACTTGGTTTTATCGGTGTTCTTTTTTTTCATGTATGTAGTATTATCATAGAATACATCATCTTCATCCATCATATTACTCACGGCACCATCCAACCTTTGTTTTTAGTGTTACCATCAAACCACCCATCAAAGTTCTCCATTACATCATCTAGCAGAACTACCGAGCCTTTGAATTCTTTAGTAGCCCAATTAGCCAAAGCAAGACCCATTGCTAAATCGTCATGCACACCAACTGACTCTAGACGACCGTTCTTTTGCATACCAAAACGATTTAATTGTTCTTCAAGCATATGTGTGAACTCTTGTGATTTCTTATCACCATATGGAGTTTTAATATATCCTTGTTCAAAAGCCAATAGAAGAGACATAAAAAGAGATTCTTTTTTTGTCCTTGTAGTCATAAATATTCTAATGGGCATATCTGCTGACATTTCCCGCATTTCCGCTTCTAGCATACGTTGAAAATTGTTACCTTCAAGTTCTATTAAATCAGGATGAAATCTACTGTTCAGTAAAACCATCATTCTTTTTTGAGCCAAAGACGACATGCCTCTTTCGTGCACAACATGTATCAACTGCTTTATCGGTTCATTTGGTAGCATCCTCATAACAACCATCGCTGTGAAGTCAGCATTCTTATCAGAAGATATAGCAGGGTCATGACCTATGAAGTGTTGCCCCCATACTCCATCGGGTTCTCCTTCTTCGTTGTAACCGGTTTCTGCTCTATCCATTAATTTTAGTTCGGGGTCTCTTGCTAACTCTAAAATATCCATAGGGAACATACTCGCTACATCGTGTATTGGTTCACATAAGTATTCACGAGAAAATTGTATTGCTGGCATAGATAGTCTTCTTTGTGCAAGTGCTTCTAAGTTCCAACGCTCAGGCCATAAAGCGATGCCTTCTCTATCAATTGCTGGATAAGTTTCTACACGAAAAGTATCTTTCTTTTCTAAATCTGCGTATAAATCGTTGTAACTGAAAGGAGTTCCGACCATCATTAATCTTGAAGTGTGATGAAGAACAGGTAGTAAGACACCATAGAACCAATCTGCCGTTCTAGAAAGTTCGCTACCTGAAGTACCCCAAAGAATATCATCACACACTACAACATCAGGGTGGAAACCACGAGTTGCTCCACCGACCGACTTTGCCATAATACGACTACCGTTTGTAAACTCAAAGTATGATTTAGCCCATGGTTTTCCTGTGGGTTTCAAATCTCTCAACAATTCATTTTCTTCTATATTTCCTCTAATGAATCTCATGTGTTCCAATGTCTGTTCTAGAGAGTGAGAGAAAATCATGATGTGTGTACCGGGATTAAACGCTGCTAACCATAAAGCATAACTCATAAAAAATACAGATTTACCATGGTCACGAGAAGCCTTGACACAATAATATTGAGATTCTTCTAAACCTTTTTTCCAAGACTCATGATGATGATTGTATAAAAAACCTAGAACATCTGTAAAAAAATAGTGAAAAGACTTTTTTGACATTTCTCTATCCATCTCTAGGACGAATTCTTTCATATCATCTGTTGCCATGATACTCACTGCCCGTAATTACTATTATTCATATTCTTTCTATTTTGGTCCATGAAGTTCATAGAAGTCTCAAAAGCGTCATCATTATTTTGATTAGAAACATCTAGAGATGGAGGCATAACAGGGTTATTTAGCAACAAATTACTTTGATTAACAGCCTCTTGATTCATGTCATCCGTAGAAGGATATCCGAAAGAGCCATCAGGCTTTTGTATCATTTCTATTGGTTCACTTGGTTCACTTGTTGTGTAATTCGTCAATTCGCTATTCCCTTGAGGTAAAGCAATAGGAGTTGTGCCGGAACTATTTTGCGGCGGTGGTGGTGTAGGTAGCGGCGGTGGTGGTCCAATATATTCCCCTTTTTCGTTATAATGTGTAGGGTTATTTTTAAAATTTCTTCTCTCTCCAAATCTTGCAGCGGCTGGTTCTAATGCGCCTCTAGCAATATTGTGTGTTGCTGATGCAGAAAGCCCCGCTTGACCTAAACTAGTGAATAAATCTTCCCGACCATCACCTGCTAAAGTAGACAACGCTGACCAAGCAGCCGGAATAGCAGCAGCATATCTAGCCCTTTTGCCCCATTTTGCAGCCGCTGGACTCATTTCAGAATAATCGATTTTTTTACCTTCGCCGCCAACATTTAGTTGTACGCTAGACGCACCACCCGGTGTCATATTCATACTTGCATTTTTTTTAAGGACGTAAACACTACTCATTTGGATTACCCCTGAATGTCACTTTAACTATTTTTATATCCCTTTCTTTAAAACCAAAGGCTTTGCTTAAACGCAACCAATCCCCTTTTGAATTATTTATGAGTCTGATATCTTGTGCAGTCAAGCCTAGTTTTTTAGCCATCAAAGATACATCATTCGCTGATGCGATAGAAAAAGTTCTTTCAGGTATGTGTTTCATAATTCTATCATCAACTATAGCATCTTTCATTTGTAATCTTTCCATAGTTTTGATAAGTCTGTCCTGTGCTTCTACCCCATTACCTAGTGATTTCATATAGTCTGTAATCATGCTTTGGTTGGGGTCAGAATAAGCACTTCTGAAACGGTCTATGTTGCTTTGAGTAGTTATATTAGAACCACCGGCGGCGGCAATTCTTCTCAATTGCTCATCCGTCATATTAGCAGCGGATGTGCGTGCAGCAGTTATTTGTTCCGGCGAAAGTTGTGTGTTCTGAGTAAGTTGCACAGGTTGTGTTTCAGGTTGCACAGGTTGTGTTTCAGGTTGCACAGGGGGTCTAACCATGGTGGTCATTGCGTCTGTTGTTTCTTGTGCAATCGTAGTTGGTAAAATTGGCGAATGCCTTACATAATCAGATAAAGGGAGACCTGTAGCATCAGCACCACCAACGTGATGTGTTACCAAAGCCTTGTCCGGCAAGTCATCGGGATAACTCATTCTTGAATTGTGACCGTGTGCGTCTGCTAAATATTCACTTATTGCTTCGATGACACTTCTCGTCAACTGCAACTCTTCATCGCTAGTATTTACTAAATTAAGTCCATGTTGTTGTAGAAGTTCTTCGGGTATTCTAGTGCTTCTAAATTTAGAATTACCGGGTGAATCTCCCATATTTTCATCTTTACCTGCTGCAATTGCTAAAGCGTAGGCATCTGCTGCTCTATTATTCCTACCCGTTTTACTACCGATTGTATCATATTCAGTACCAATGTGTCTTCTATATTCATCTAAACCCAAACCTTCAACTATATTTTCAGGGTCTACGTCTTGTCCTGTGTGGTGTTTTACAGATGCCGCCATCAATCTACCTGCGGGTGAATTTTTATCGGTTTTACCAAATATTTTCATAAAAGCAGGATTCTTACTTAATGAAGCCAAGAGAGCCTTTCTGCTATCTTCATTTTGTAATAAAACTCCCAAAGGTGTGCCACTTGGTAATAAGGTATTCATCAAAGCAGGGTGTTGAGTAGGAGGTATAGTTTGTTTTATTCTGCGGTTGACCACTCCATCCATGTTGCCCTCACCACCCATAGCATCCATCAACGCTCGATTGGCTAATCTTGTAGCACCCGAATCTCTATATGCTCTTTCGGCTGTACTGTGTGAACTCAAATTTCTAAAAAAATCATCATGTAACCAATGTGCTATACCATAAGATGACATTTTACCCAATTTTTGTTGAACGGGCATACCCGCTTCTTCTAACCCATCCATAAAGGCTTGACTAGCAACAGTTTTTCCCCCTCTACCGAAATGACCCGTCGGATAATTATTTCCGTTTCTATAATAGGAACCTTGTGGGTTTTTTTCCGATGGGGGTATATATCCAAAAGACATGTGGTTTCTAGTAACGTGTGGTCTAACTAAAAAATTAGTTGCTGGTGTGTCTAGTTCTTTATTCGCATTACTAATTCCAAACCTTGAACCTAAGATTTTTAACATTTCATATTGCCATGGTGCAGATACAGAATCTAGAAAAGTTCCATGTCGAGATGTATCTTTGTGATGATTAGTATAACCGGTGATAAATTCTCTTTTACCATCTATGTTAACATAATGTTGTCTAGGTGAACTTCTTCCTGTGTCATGACCCGCCCCTTGATAATTACTTATGACAACTCTTCTATGAGCCGCATCTAAAACATCAGGTATATGATTATCTTCGGAATGCTTTGCATTTGTTGCATCTATGGCCTCTTGTAATAAAGATGGTACTAATTCTTTATCACCGGGATTTTTAAAACCTGATTTTTCTAAAAAGTTCCCAAGTCCATGCATAAAAGCATCTATACCGTGAAAATGTAAACCACCTGCTTCATCTTTGTAAATAACTTCTCCATGAGGTCCTACTTCATAATCTCCTTTTATTAAATTACCAACTCCGGGTTCTCCGGTCTCATGTTCGTGCGCTTCTCCTGTGTGTGCAAAAGGAGGATAATCCCAACCCAAAGAATTAGATTCTACGTGTTCTCTAGGAGGGTGTCTTTGTGCTCTTTGTTGTCCATCCCAAAAGATGTAATTTCCATCACTCTTCCGAATTACATCATCGAAGTTAAAACTCATGGTGTTACACCCGCACGATTTTCAGCAACTATACCAAAAGCGCGAGAATCATTAGTAGCGTCTTCAGTCGCTCCTTCGGGTCTAGATGTTTGGTTCATTGGAGTATTTTTGGTTTTTGGTTTATCTTCACCAGCATCACCTTTGCTTTTCTTGTCTTTATCTTTAATTTCTCTTCTAAGTTGGAATAGCATTCTTCTCATTTCTGCTAAATCTCCACTAATACCCTTTGTTAAACTACTGTTAATCACGCTGTCAGCGCTGGTTTGAATTTGATTTGGGTCAATTGGTGGCGGTGGTGGTAGTGCAGCAGGTGTTACTGCAACCGGTGGTTGACCCATTCCCGTTAATCCCATTCTCCCTACTGATAATCCACCGCTAGACATTTTTGGTTTTGAAAGACGCATGGGTGCAGGTTTACCTGACATTCTAGGAGAGTGTATTTTTGGTCTTTGTATTTTTACTCCGGGTAATCTACCTCCACCGGTTTTTCCTGCAAAATAACTACGTTGTCCGTATCTTCTTTGTGAAGAATGTGGCACTCTAACATTTCCTAATCTATTTCTTGCTTCTTGTTGTCCCATGTATTCTTTATACTTACCGGGAAACTTAGACATTGGTTGTTTTACTGAAACACCTCTATGTTCCATCTCCACTGCTTTTGGAGCATCCATCAAACCGGTTAATTTTCCTCTAGAAACTGCTCTTCTTTGTGCTTTGGCTCTTCTACCTGTTGCTCCTTTAGGACCAAGAGTACCACCGGGTGGTGTTTTGAATTGCCCTGTCGAAGGTCGCCAATGGGCTCTCGCTTCTTTTTCTCTTCTTTTAGCCCTCTTTTTACTTGATTCGTTTTTCACTAATATCATTTTACCAAAAATCATATTACCATTTTCATCAAAACTAATGCCTTTTTGCTGCGCCTCATTCATAATTTTTTCTTCGTCTACAGCGGGTTTCACTGCTACGGGTGGCGTTGTTGGTCGAGGTTTAGTAACTGCTACAGGCGGTATTGCTCTATTGTATCGACCATAACTCGCTGTATCATCGATGAAGTTTTCTACTTCCATCGCTTGGCCTAAATCTCCTGTAAATTCAGATAGTCTACCCATACTTCTTTTTTGCTTTGGGGTTAGAGTTCTAAACTCAGAATCTCCTGTAGATGTACTTACAGTTCCTAGGGGAGTTTTATTTCTTAAAGTTTCTACAAATTTTCTATCCGTAGGAGATTCTTTGTCATAATTTGCATCATTTCTTTTCATTCTTCTAGTTTGGTCTAAACGAAAAAAGTTTGCAAGATGTTTTCTTCTTAGTTGTTCAGGTATATTATCAAAACTACCATATCGTCTAAGTAAATTTTTAACACTGTCCATCATGCTTCTTTGTCCTGAAGTCAATGATTCTTTTACTCCAACGGTGTTTGTGAGCCTATGATTTCTATTTCCTCTTATTTTTGCTTCTTTATCTTTAACTGAATTTTGAATATTTTGCTCTAAGTCGCGTGTTATTGGGGAAAAATTTCTGTTGGAACCTACCCCTTTGTATGCTTTTGCTTTCATCAGTTCTGACCATGCATCCATCATTGGTTCACTCATAGCAAACATTTGTCCAGCAGCAGCGCCGGGTCCTTTTGCACCTTGTGCCATACTTGTTTCAAAACCACCATTACCCGGCGGTCCTGTGAGAGCAGATAACTCTCTATCGTCATCTATTTTTTCAGAATCATCTTCTCTTTCATCTTCGTCTTCTAAATCTTCTAAATCTGAAGGTTTTATCTTAATGTGTTTAATGTGAGAAAGTTTTCTTTTTTCTTCTTCTTTCTTTTTTTGTTTCCTTTGAAACCTCTCATCACGAGAAACGCCATCTTCAGTACCATAATCATCTTCTTCATGATTATTACGATACATGTGTGAAGATTCTGAACGGGGAGCGTACATCCTCGTGTCTGACCCTGTGCCCGTCATTCCCGATTTGGAAATGTCTACCGGTTGGTCAGTCATGATTCTATCCCCGCATATGATGTTATTTCATCGTTTAGTTTATTAGAGAGTTTTTCATAGAAATCTTTTACAAAACTAGGAGATACAAAACATTGAGACATTACTTCACATATGTAATCGAAATTAGCCAACTCTTCATCTAGTTTTTTTCTTAAATCAAAGACCACTTCGTATTCATCTGTATTGTCTAAATTTCTCATAAGTGATACTATATTTACTATACAATCTTTGTTTTCCAACCCTATGTCAAAGGTTTTTTCAGAATGATGATGAAATCTTTCTACTACGTTTACACAGTAATCTAAAAATAAAGGTAAATCTGTGTCTTGAACATTTTTATCAGAAATGTAGTGTTTATGACCCGGATGAGTAATTTGCATTAAATCACTTATGTTAATCATAATTCTTCGGCCTCCTGAGATAATAGAGTTTCACGAATTCTTCTCCAAGTATCAGGGCTTTCCTTGGAAAGTTCCACTTTTAACACATTTATAGTTTGATTGATTTGAGGTGTATCTTTTTTTGTGCCCCATTGTTCATCCATTTTTAATAAATCTTTAATAGATTCTCTAACTTCTTTATGTAAACCTACTGCATCTCTTACGAAACCATCTTCGTGTATTGTCGTTTCATCTAAAAACTCATTTAATCTATTGTTTAGTTTTTCCACGTTGTTACGCAAAACATTCATCTCAGCCCCAACCTGTATAGCAACTTCAGTTGCTGCCGAACGTTGAACCAAAGGTTGAAAATGAAATTTCATATGATGAAAAACTGTGCTAATTCCCCCGCTATTTTTTCAGACTCACTACCATCAGTAAAATAACGATGTTCAAAATCACTTCTTTCTACGTGAGAACATATTACACAACTAGGATTAGCCGCCATATGATAGTCTCCCATATGATTCCTAAAATGCCTATCTGATGTGTTGGTTCTCCAACCCATTTCTTTATCCAATTGCTTTGCTGTCATATCACCGGAGAGCATTACTTCTTCGTAAATTTCTCTATCTTCGTGTTGACAAAAAGCGCAAGAACGTTTGGTGACTTGCTCTCCCACGGGTGCAACGATATAGTGCACGTTTCATAATCCTATTGGGTAATTCTTGCATAAATGCTGGTTAATAAAAGAAAAGCAATGAAGACACCAATCATATATGAGGAAGTTTCAGATGCTGTTAAATCTCCACCTTTGAACATAAGAACACCCAATCCTAATATTATAGCACTGATAAATTGTATCATCACCATATCAATGATGACGCTTCTTTTAGGTGTCATCACTTGCATTGTCATTTCCGCTATAGGTCTAGGTATCATACCAATTGGTGTGTTAGGTCTATTATTCATTTTATCATCTCATACCGAATGCACTTCTTAACATCCCACCGGCTGCATTACCGGCATTCTCTAGGAAAGTTTGGTCTTCTAAGGCTGCGCCCAATGCCCCTTGTAGAAGAGACTGTTGTGAAAGTCCGATAATTCTGTCTCGTTCTTGCATGGCATTTGTTACTGCTTGTTGTGACACATTTTGTAATGTGTTTAATTGTGCTATTATATTTTCAGCACTTAGAGTCTGCAAGTCCGAAGGTAAAGATAACACATCTAATTTCATAACTCCTTCATCGTCTATCTTAAAACTACAGTTTTTCAACACATTGAGTAAAGAAAAAGCAGATATGTTAGACATCATCTCTATGAATACAGGCATGTTTTGAGAAATCATGAATTTTTCTATAGGTTTTATTGTGCCTAACATTGCTGATAAGATTTCTGTTTCCGAAGGAGGTGCAACGGGTTGTTGGTAATATTGCTGATTTATACCTGCACCTTGTAACATTCCTCCCATGAGGGGATTTATTTGTTGGCTTTGTTGTGCGCCATACCCTTGTTGTGCACCTAAACTAAATCCTGATGTGTTAGCGTTTGTGTTGGTTAATCCTAGTGTCATTGTATAACCTCTTGTTGGGGGGGAGGGGGGATGTTAGTTAGAACTTGCTGCTGAATTGGAGGTTGTTGATTTAAAAAATTCTGAAAAGCCGGTGTAGGCGTAGATGCTTCTAAAATCTCTTTTTGAAACATTCTCATATCGAATTGTATCATTGTGATATCATTATTTCCACTATCAGGATTAGGTATATGCCATACGTTTATTCCTTTGCTTTGTATTGCATCTTTTTCTATTTCAACAAAAAACTGTTCATATTTAGAAACCATAGGATGTGAAGGTTCACGATTGCTACCGGTTATTGCAGCAACAGGCACAGTAACTAAACTAACTCCTTTTTTCATTTTGTCTCTAAACCTTGAAGGACTCAACTCATCTTCTTTTTCTTGCTGTTCTTCCCATTTACATAATAGATGATACAAATGAAGATGTTCGGGGCAATAAGTTCCTTTCATTCTTCGACCCGATGTTACTTTATCTTGAGCCAAAAATGCTTCGGTCTGTCCTGTAATTGGGTTATTCCAATACATCTCCCAAAGACTTCTACCGCTTTCTTCATCACTTATTCTAGCATATAGATTATCGTGTTTTATTAGTTCGGCACAATCACAACCATCGATTACACAATGCGAAGATTCTTTGTTATACCTATATTTACGACCCAACAATCTCGCCGGACTCAACCAAAATCTCTTCGCTGGCGTTAGTAATCTGTAAGCCTGTTTGATGTCTTGTCTTCTTGCTTTTCTTGGGTCGGGATTATTAGAAGGATAAAAATTTACTTTTGGAACCTCTAGATTTTTTTGTTGTGCCATCATCGACATTTGTTGTTGAGCCATCGCTTGTTCCATTATCGCGGCTTGATTGAATTGAGGGTTTCCTTGTTGCGATAATGCAACCATTGCGGATTCGCTTAGTTGACCTAGCGTTTGCGTAGGTTGTAATTTTTGACCTGTCATCGTTCGATACATATTATCGGGTATATCAAGCACCATTGGAGTCACCTCGTGGCTTTACCTTAATGAATAACTCCCCTGAATCGTCCGAAGCGACCTTCCAAATTAATTTTTCTCCTGATTTTAGGCTAAATTGTTGCACTATCCACATGGGTACGGTGGTTCTTAGACTGTTTGAACCGCCTCCTGTATGAACTAAAGCCGTACTCATCGCTGTCTTAACCATGTGCAGCGCACAGGGTGCACACTAAAAAGGGTCACTCAAGAGGTCAATAGTTCTATGAGGGTTGGTTCTACGTTCCAACCTATCCTCGTAGCCATAAAAGAACGCTTACTTCTGAGACCCGCTTTTTGCAATCTTATTAGGTCATCTCTAAAGGGGTCAAATATTTTATGCTCTCCTATTCTACCTTGAGGCCATAACTGTGCAGCCTTGTTATCGAAATACCTATCTGCTTTATTCGCAACAAGCATAATGACTTTAGGAGAATATTTTCTCCCTCTCCATCTAGACCTTAAACTTCTATATCTCCAATTTTTTGTTGTTAATACATCTACAAGAAAAGTAAATCCTGCTATTTGGTCTAAACCTTCCTTACCTCCTTGAAACGCTCGGTCATCAAACATATAGACAACTGCTTCGCATTGTCTTGTAACCATATCTTCTATCCATAAATTCCAATATTTTTGCTCTCCACCTAAATCAGCAGAATGAACTAATCTTTTTTGACCATCCCAAGCAATTCTTTTACGAGTGGGTTTAGGTAACAAATATTTTGTCAGGAGTTTAAAATGTTGAGTTCTGTCTTCATCCGGTATTTCTTCCATCTCGCCCGGTGTTGTCATATATCTATCGAGAGTAGTTTTACCTACCATCGTTGAACCGTATATACCAACTTTTCTAGGTCTCCAAGAATTGTATATATTTTGACCCCATATGGCTGCTCCGACAAGCACGCTACCTGTCATGCTCATTGATAAAACCTCAATTTGCTAAATCTACTAACCATTGACCAAAGTTTGAAAGTTCACCATAAAACCACTCTACGGTTAATTCCCACAGACTCAAAGCGGAATTTGCTTCTATGGCACTCACGATAAAAGCCATAAGTGTTCCAACAATAAGAGTTCTAATCCAACCTAAGCCCCACTCGTAATGATTATCGAAAGTATTAGCGAGATGCATAGCCCTCAAAGTTTCTTCAACCGAGTCATCTTTTGGTGTCTTGAATATACGACCCATTAATTACACCCTGATATCATGGTTGTATTAATTCTTTCCATTATAGTATCGCATGTCAGGTGTGCCGTCTTTTTTAAGACGAATATTTTTTTGATTATTCACCATTTCATCCGCCATAGCATCTACTTGTTGTTGCACATGTTGAATGTTCTGAGAGTTCTGAGGCACCCTTGGTGCAACATAAGGGGTAGGATTTTGATGTAGTTGGTCTAAACCTAAACTCATAGTACCGTTATTAGGCGGGGTATTTGTTGGTCTAGGTGGTACCGGCACTGTAATAGTATCAGCAGAATTCATAAAAAGTTCAGGATTCTGTCTAAATAAGTGCATCTCTCTTTCTAATTGCATTTCTTGAACCCTAAGTTCCATATCGATTCTTCTTTGTTCATGAGATGTTTGTATCTCTCTCAATCTTAATTCTTTATCTCTTTGTAAATTTTGTGTATTCACTCTATCTTTCATGCTTCTTTCAAAGAACATTTTAAACAGATAATAAGCCAAAATTTGTACCGCCAAAGCACCCATAGCATATGTCATACCGTTCACTGTGTGACTACCACTACCTGCCGGTAGCCAAATACCTGAGTCAAATACTCCTACTGCTGTTCCTATTAACGCCGATTGCGCTAAAATTAATCCTGTTAATCTCAATTCTGATGAGTCTACTTGTCCGTCTCTATTGTAATCCATCTTAGTGTCTCCCCGCATTACGCCACAGTAGAGGTCACATTAAACCTTACCCTAGCAGGTTTAAGAAAAAAAATCTTATTATTCTAATTATTCTATTATTCATATAGATATTATATTATTATATTATTATTAATATATTGTATAGAAAGAATAATGATTCATTAGAAACATCGCTTGGTCGAAGGGCTTATCATTCAGGTGGCCTCTTTTCACTCCATAGTAATTCACCTTCAGGACTTTGATTACCACTTGGTTTTACCTTTCGCTCACTTAATTGATTTACAAGGTCATACAAAGCAGATGCATACCCTCTTCTTCTTCTCTCCGGTTCAGTCCAAGTCATATGCGATTCATAATACGGGTGATTTTCATTTGTTTCTACTAATTCAGCATTAGAATACCCAAGCCCAAGCATTTGCTTTACATCATCGTCTATATCTTCATCGGTCATATCCATAGCATCAAGCGATGTAGGCGTACCAAGATTCTGTCCGGGTTGATTAGGATATATACCAACATTCATAGTTCTAAACTTAGGGTCTTTTTCGGCTACCATTGGGTAAATCTGATTTGTTTTTGGGTCTTGGAATTGTGCTTCTGCGCGATTATCTGATACTTGATTAACTGAATCAGGAATTAATGGTGCTTTTAGCAAACTCCACGCTTGGTCGAAGGGGTTCATCAGCAATTCCACCGTTTGAGCGCTGCGCCCTTCGGTGTTAGTTTTCCGCCTTTACTAGTCGGTCCTTTGCTTCCACCCATTCTAGCACAGAATGACTTTCTTCTGTTTGCTGCTTTACTACCGGGTTTTAGTGAACTTGGTTTTTTAGTAACAGGTCTTTTCAAATTTGCGCCTGTTTCTCTTTTTGCTTTGGCTCGACCTTTTGCATTTAGTCCACCACTTCTACTATGTCTGTTTGGGTTGTAACCATGAAATGGTTTTGATTTCTTTTTTGCTTTCTCAAAAACAGAATCTAACAGGGCCGCTGATGCTTGTTGCATAGGTGTGCAACAATCGCATGTGTCAAAATCATTCATTTCTAATACCCCCTATATTGAAAATCTTCTAGTGATTGTTGATATTGGTTCTCTTCTTCTTGTGGGTTTTGTTCTCTACCCTTTTGATTCATTACATTGTGTGATTGTTCACCCGTTGCATCAATCATGTCTTGTATCATTCTTTGTTCCTTGGTTTTTTGTCTTTCGTTAGTAAAAGAAATTGGTCCGGTGTTTGGCCTTCTATTCAGACTTAATTTCTTTCTTTCTGTTGATGCTTTGAGTATATCCCACGCTGCGGAGAAAGCACTCATGTCGCTTCGCATAGCGTAGTCTGTCTTAACAATTGTTGGTTTTCCACCCACACCTTGTTTTTTTGCACGTTTTCTTTTTGTCGCTGCTTGCTTCTCACCTGATGACATAGAACCTGATGTTTTAGGCGTTTTACTTGAAACTTTGATTGAAGGTCTACATTTGGGATAGCCTTTACCTGAAAGTTTTCCCTTGCTTCTACCACATGGTGGGTGCTTGCCATCTTTAGTACGCGACACATCTACCCATTTTTCCTTAAACCAGCGGTTTAAGTTTTTCACAATGAGCACATCATGACAAGTACATCGTGTCATACTACTCCTACCATTTTTTTAATGTTCTTTTGTTTGTCTATTAGAGCATAACAAGGGCATTTAGGAGAAGATGCTGAACATTGATTACCCTCAATCATACAAACACAAGGTGTTTTTTTAGTACCACCACAGCAGCATTTGTCTTTTTTGAGTTTCATTTCTTTTTCTTCCCCTTAAACTTACCACGACAATATTGTACAGCCCAACCGTTTGCATACGCAGATGGGTAAACATCGAATTTTTTCTTTGCGGCTGCTTTTCCAGCAGGGCATAGTTTTTTCCAAACCGCATCCATACCAACGCAATGGCCGCATTCGCAACTCATTTTACTAAAACCCGTTTCTTCATTGAAAGGTGTATCAACAAAAGAACTACTTGCCATATTATCCATCATTACTTCATCATCACTAGGTTCTTTTCCGGTTCTTTTAATTTTGTTATCTCTATACCACCACGGTAACATTGTATTTCTACCTATACCGGTTTCATTGAGGTATTGATGAAATATATTTTCATTTTCATCACCACGACCCGGATGAAGTTCTCTTTCATCATCCTCAAAAAGAGGTGTTCTATATATTTTTATCATTCTCATTTTTTCACCTTTACGTCACGAAGTGTGCCTCTATTTTTGAAATGCCTAGCCCTGTTAGTGCTTTGATTTTCTAAAGTGAGTTTACCACCTTTAGTGTGTGATACATCTTTACCGTTGCCCGAACCGTAAATTCCCCTGCGTCTACGCTCACGATTCAGTTCTACACGATATTTTACTCTCTCAGGACTAGACTCGTATTTTGTATCATATTTTTTCTTATTAGCAAGGGCTTTTGCTGACCTGCGTTCTTTAAGTAACTGCTCAACCATATCCATTGGTTCACTTGCTTGAACTAAATATTCACGAGGTATATTACCTGCTCTAACATTACTTTTTGTGTTTTCTAAAATGCCACCATCGGGTTCATCCATTTCAGTAGAATCACTTAAGTCGCGCCCGCGTACACCTACCACGCCCACATCGGCAGGGTTCAAACCTAATGATATTGCTCTTTCTTCTGCAAACTTTCTAGCCTTTTCAGCATCATTTGTTGTATAATTTATTGATTCTTCATTTCTTAGATTTTTTGGCACGTATCTATTAGAGCGAGTTTTTGGGCTTCCACCTCTAATTCCTTGATTTAAGACATTAGGTAAATCCATTGTGCCGTGATATTCTGTTACAGGACCGTAAGAACTAGGTGCATCTACTCCGTATTCTCCTAATTCGGTTTGCCTTTGTCTTTTTAATAATCTAAAACTTAAATCCATAGGTAAACCGGTGAAAACGCTGTAACTTGGGGGTGCAACATATTCAGATATATCTCTCCATGGTATACCTTCCGACAAAACTTCTGCTTGACTAAGTGGAG